TATCATCTGCATAGCTTAATTTTTGAACTTTATGACTTCTTTTGATAGGATTAATTGACGATATCGTGCTGTTATAAAATCCTAATAACATACCACTCATATGATTAAAATTTTCTAATCTTTCATATCTAGAAGCACGAATTGTAGCACCCTCAAAGGTTGCATTAATTTTTGGTGCAAACACAATTGTTTTTGCTGGAACATTCTGTGCATCTTTTATTAGTTTTTCTACACTACCAAAATAATGAGAAGTTGTAAATGGTGTTCCGTCTGGATAATTACCATAGACCGGAATAAATCTTTCAAAAAATACAAAATACTTATCTTTGGTGCATGATCTTTGTGCTAGGTAATCAATCACTTTATGTGGAGAAACACCAGTACTAATAAATGGAGTCGTTAAAGTTATTTTTGGGTCTTCAGCAATCAAATCATTCGGACTCATTTCTTTGTAAACTGAGTTGACAACTTCCCAGAGTGTAGCGTTCTTATAACTTTTAAACAAATTTTTCTTCAGAGAGTTAACGGCTGATTTTGATGTAAAAAATATATCAAACTTACTCACCAAATTCAATGGTGAAACTGAATTCTTTGAAATTTTATGTACAATTAAATCTTCTCTCCAAATGATAATGTCATCACTATTTGGTTTGCACATTTTCAATATAAGAGTTTCGCCGCCATGAATTACAAACTTCTCCAAGCCGCCTGCGCTATCAGTAATTGTCAATTGCCCACTAATGCTTGACGTAAACATGCTTTCTTCTACAACTAAATTAGAAAAATAACCTTTGATATCAATTTGATTTCCATCATTCATCAGCAATGCAATTTTTTTGAGTTCAAATGTACCACCAACGCTGTTTGGAACATTAGAATCTTTTTTAATATCAACTTTATTGTCAGTCAATGTAAGATTAGACGAACCAGAAATTGACGAGTCATTGCTCTGCTCAAGTCTATTTCGAGTAGTTTCTTTTAAAATTGCCATTTTATCTCACTGGTTTGTATAATAACGATTTCAACTCTGATTGAATTGCGCCAATTATATCTGTTCGAATAAGTTTAATTTTTGATTTATTATTATTTTTTCTTAGTTCGTATTCGTATATGGTTTCAGAAGTTCTTTTTGACGCACTCAATCCATTATATGTTGTCTCATCAATGATATCTCTACTTGCATTGTAGTAATATTGTGTCGTAGACAATGTGGTTGCGATACTACCATATTTTTCAATTAAATATTCTTCAAAGTCTGTGTTATTTTTAGGCCATTCATCGTAGATGTTATAAATTTCATTTGTCAGTAAAATAACCCAATCTAGGTTTGAATCGCCATAAAATTTATGTGCAACGCTATCGGGTCTTTCTCCATCTTTAATAGTATATGGATTGTAAGAGATGCCTCGATAGTCTCTTAAAAAATTCCTAATTTTAGTAGACTGTGTTATGTCAATTGCTTTAAGGAAATCATATTCGTTTACCTTGTATGCTAGTTTTGGGTATAAAGTAAATATGCTCATTATAGTAACACCGTTCCACTTAGATATTGTTGTGAAGCCTTGGCGGCAGTAATAAGAACCGACTCTCTTAATGAAACTGTTAAGTTAACGTCTGTTGGAAAATATTGACTATTGTTATTTTTGCCATCAAAGAATGTCATTTTGTTTTGTGCGCCATAATCTACTGATACAGTTTCAATCATACAAAACTCTGAACTGAATAGTGTGACTATATCTCCTTCACCGCCTTTTTTATAAAGAATTAACTCAAATTTACACATGTCTGGATAACCAAACGTAAAAACTTGTCCGCTGTTTTGAACAATTGTATCAGCGGCCGCTTCATCTTTATCAGTTAATACTGATTGTCTATTTAAAAAATCTCTTAATGCTTGTTGATATTCTGGATTGTCTTTACCACCTTCAAATTTTGTTTCATCTGGCGGTGCTTCATCTCCACTTTTCAACAGAGCGTCTGGGTCTGCTCTTCTTCCAAGTGAATCAATCGTAGCATCAATAGTAGTTTCTGTTCCTGTTCTAGGCGATGATGCAACTCGAAATGATGAAATAATAGACAGCATAGTTTCTGCTTCAACTTGACTGTGTGGTTTCATAATAAAAGGCAATTGAAATCTTCTAAATGTTGGACCCTGATAAATCAACTGTTGAAAGTTATTTAACATAACTCTTTGTAAAAATTCAACTTGAGTTTTTCCTGACTGACCAGCACTCGCAACATATCCTGTCGCACCAGCAACACCCTGTACAATTTGTCTCTGAAGGCCTTCAATAAACGATGATCCCAATCTACCTAATGCCTGACCCGCTTCTCCTTCAAATATGCTTGTGCCAGTTGGACTTCCCATGATGCCTTGCGCTTCTTGATAACCATTAGTTAACGTAGAATTAAAAGCGCCCCCAAGGCGCACATAAATAGTTGGTGCGCTGGATCCAGACAAAAGAACGCCTTTAGCATCATAAAATACAAATTTAGCCATAGGCACAACAAAGTCTTGGTTTCCATAATCAGAACCAAAAACTAAACCATCCGTTGAAGGATATGTTGCGATGCCTTGTGGAATGCCAAATATAGCATCTGTTGTCATTATTACTCCCATTTAAACTTTAAAGTATATTCTATTTATGTCATACAAAGGTAAATTTAAACCTAAAAACTATCAAAAGTACAAAGGTAACCCAACAAATATTGTCTATCGTAGTTTGTTGGAAAGAAGATTTATGGTCTACTGTGATGAAACTCCTTCTATACTTGAATGGTCTTCTGAAGAAGTTGTTGTGCCTTATGTGTCTCCTGTTGATAATCGATATCACAGATACTTTGTTGATTTCTGGATGAAGTACAAAGACAGAAACGGAGATATAAAATCTGTGCTGATTGAAGTTAAGCCAGACATACAAACACGCCCACCTGTTAGAAAAAACACACCCAATGGTAAACCAACTAGAAGATTCTTGAATGAAGTAATGACATGGGGTGTCAATCAAGCCAAATGGAAAGCGGCAACAAAGTACTCAATTGAAAGAAATTGGGAATTTAAAATCATAACCGACAAAGATTTGAGATAAATAGAAGTATGATATTCGATAACATACTCATTCAAGGCGCACGACAAGGCATCATTCCTGCAAGAACAGTTGCGGCAAGGGATTGGTACAGGCAAGCCGCAGGCAAATTGACTTCAAACATAACTCCTGGCGTCTTTGAGAAGCGAACAGATGAAGCAAGAAAAGTTTCTACGATGGAGTATGGGTACATGTATGCATTCAGATACGACCCAAAGATGAAAAAAGAGTTGCCTTACTACGATACGTTTCCCTTAATCTTTCCAGTAAAGATGGAAGAAGACGGATTTTTGGGAATCAACTTTCACTATTTGCCTCCTGTGTTACGTGCTAAATTAATGAATGCGTTATATTCGACATTAACAAATAAGAAATATGATGATACTACAAGAGTGAGAATTTCATATTCTATTCTACAATCTGCATCTAAGTACAGATTCTTTAAGCCAATGCTAAAGAAATATCTAAGAAGTCATGTGCGTTCACAATTCTTAGAGATACAAGTAAACGAATGGGATATGGCTATTTTTCTACCAACTGAATCTTTCAGAAAAGCAGACACAGGACGTGTTTGGGAAGAGTCTCGAAAACAATTAGGAAAGTCATAAGATGGCAACAGCATCATTCAAAATTTCAGAGTTTAAGACTTCTATTGGAAACTTAGTTCGCCCTAATCTTTTTAATGCAACATTAAGTGGATACAGTAAAATTGTAGGTGGAACAGATTCTGGTACATTTCCTGATATCGCCAATACCTTTAAATTTAGATGCGAAAAGGCTGAGTTGCCTGGTCGTACATTAGCAACATCAGAAGATGCAGTTGGTGGTGGTCCATCATTAAAACTTCCATATGATGTAACTTATAACGACATGACATTATCAATTATTTGTTCAACTGATATGAAAGAGCGTGAGTTTTTTGAGATTTGGATGGACAAAATTATCGGTCGTGGAGGACGTGAAAATGCTGGTCTTGTGTCTTATTACAGCGACTATGCGTTAGGTGTATCACTTAAAGTAGACCAATTAGACGAAGCTGGAAGAACCCTGATTTCTTACACCTTAAACGATATATATCCAACAGCACTAACTCCTATGAATGCATCATGGGAAGAAACTAACACCTATCAGCGATTTGGTGTGACGCTTGCATATCGCTATCATACATATGAAGTAGTGTCTTACTTTACGACACAAGCATAATTTGTATGTTTTTTTTTAATTATCCGGAGAGAAAATTATGAGTTTACCTAAAATTAATACACCTATTTTTGAATTGATTTTGCCATCAACAGAAAAACCAATTAAATATAGACCGTTCTTAGTGAAAGAACAGAAAATTCTTTTGATTGCAATGGAGTCTGGAGACGAAAGATCCATGATGACGGCTATCAAACAAATCATCAATAACTGTGCAGTAGATCAAGTTGACGTTGACAAACTTCCAGTCTTTGATTTGGAATATTTCTTCATTCGCTTAAGAGCAAAATCAATCGGTGAAACTATTGATTTAAATTTGCGTCATCCAAACAATATGAATTCTAAAGATGAGATTTGCGAACATGTAACTAAAGCAACATTAAATCTTTTAGACGTTGAAGTTCATAAGTCAATTGCACATGAAGATAAGATTGTGTTAGACGATGAAACTAAAATTGGTGTTAAATTTAAATATCCAACATCAGAGTTTGCGCTATCTATTGAGAATCCAGAAGAACTGAATCAATTGGATTTAGCAACAGATGCAATTATCAATAGTATTGATTTCATCTTTGATGCCGATAATGTCTACAAGCGTGAAGATCATACTAAGCAAGAATTAGTTGACTTCATTGAAAATTTATCACAACCACAATATGAAAAACTTTCAACATTTTTTGAGACTATGCCAAAGTTAAAACACGAAGTTACGTGGAAATGCGCTGGATGCGGTCACGAAGATAAAGTAATCTTGGAGGGTCTTTCAAATTTTTTCGCATAACGTTGGGACAAGAAAGCCTTATAAATTATTATAAGACTAACTTTACCCTAATGCAACACCATAAATATAATTTGAATGATTTGGAGAATATGATACCCTTTGAAAGGGAAATTTACATAATGCTGATTTCTCAACATGTCGCTGAAGAAAATGACAGAATGCAAGCACAACGTAAATAAGGGTATCATAAATGACTACTACACAAAAAGAATATAATAAATTAAGTGATAGTGAAAAGAAAAAAGAAGATTGGATGAACGCCAAATGGCGTCCGATGATGGGTTGGATTTATATGCTAACCTGTGTGACAGACTTCATTATTTTTCCTGTATTATGGTCTATACTACAAGCCTCTCTGAAACAACCTGTGACTGCATGGCAACCAATCACCTTGCAGGGTGCAGGCTTGTTTCATTTGTCTATGGGTGCTATTATTGGTGTTGCGGCTTTCGGACGTACACAAGAAAAACTAGCAGGAGCAAACAATGGCGGTATGCAACCATTGGGACAAAGCGTCACAACAACATATGGCTCACCGTCAGCAGGCGGATTCGGAGCATCCAACAGTTTTGGTTCATCAACACCAAATAGCTTTGGCGGAAATTCAGGCTTTGGAGCGCCAACGTCTAGCTTTGGTGCAACGTCAAAACCCGCAACTGGAAAATCAGCAAGATTTGCAGAAGCCGATCCAGACTCTGTGTTTGACAGAGGATAATAATGGCACTTAACAACTATGGCAGGGCATTAGGACAACTTGCAACAGAATCTGTTAAAGGTTCTGTGAAGGGGTTCGCAATGGGCATCAAGGGTGCCGCATTGAGTGAAATGCCAGGACTTACTGCTATGTATGGACTTAGCAGAGAAGTCAAAAATCGAGCAAACAAGTTGAGTGATGCATCGTTCATAGATGCGTCAGTAAAGGAACAAAAAACGAACAATATTATTAGTCTTGAGATGGTTAGACAACTCAGGTCAATCAATAATAATGTTCTACAACAAACACGCCTCTCTGCACTTCAAGCAAATAATGCAAAGCAAACTGCAATGTTTGCTGAAGAAGCTGACAGAGAAAAAGCACAAAGAGACAAAGAATTACTAGATGCAATTAAAGCACTTAAAGGTGGAGCAGGTGCTACTGGTGTTTTAGGTTCTGCTGGCGCAGGTGCTGGAGGAAAAGGATTTTTAGGTTCATTACTTGATGCTATACAAAATGCTAGTTTATTAGAAGCGGCATTAGGCGCACTAGGTCTTTACGGTGCCGGTAAAACAATATTTGGTCGTGGTGGCAAAGGTGTTCCCACGACTGGTGGTGCGGGTGGTGGCGGTAAAGCACCAACTGGAGGTGGAGGCAAAGTAATTCCATTCCCTCAGGGTGGTCGTGGTGGCACTCCTCCAACTGTTCCTCCGAGTGGTGGTGGCGGTGGAATGATGAGAGGCGCCGGCATAGCGGCCAGAGGTTTGTTGCGTTTTATTCCATATGTTGGTTGGGCATTACTTGCGGCTGAAGTTGGTTATGAAGCATACAAAATTTTTGGTGAACAGGGTGGTCAAGGACCAAAACCGCCACCACCTAAACCTGGCGGTAGCAGTAGTACAACACCAATAGTTGAAGGTAGTGGTGGGGCTGCCTTTGGGGTGTATGCTAGACCTGGCGGTAGTGTGCCTGGCAGTAGTGTGCGAGGTTCGTACAATGCGGCAAAGGATAGTCAAGCGGCTTCGCTTGCGGCGCAGAGGGAAGAGCGAAAACGTACACGAGGTAGATATGGTGTAGGAGATGCTACAAGAAGATCAACTGTTGGTGAAGTTGGTGAAGATGCTACAAAATTTATCACAGGCAAAGAAGGTTTTGTTGGTAAAGCAACTAAAGATACTAATAGAATGGCTATTGGTTATGGGCACAATATTACTGACGCAGAAATCAAATCAGGTCAAATTCAGTTGGGTAATGGGGAATTTATAAAAGTTTCTGGTGAAGGCGGTAAAGACACCACAATAACAAAAGAACAAGCAGATAAATTATTCTCTAAAGATTTGAGAGTATATGAGTCTATTGTTATTCGTGCTATTGGTCAAGAAGCATATAATAAATTATCACAAAATCAAAAGACTGCAATTCTAAGTTATGTTTATAACACGGGTTCAGTACCTAAAGGTTTTGCTGATGCAATTAAAGCTGGAAATTACGCAAATGCGGCCAAAACAATTCGTGATGGTATCGCTACAGCGTCAGGCGAAAAAGATCCAGTAAGAAGAAAACAACTTGAAGCCGGTCTCAAGATAAGAAGAAAAAAAGAAGGCGATTTATTTGATACTGCGGGTCCAGGAACTTCAGAACAACGTTCTAGTGTCGTTGCTCAAACATCTACAAATGCTACTCCAGTATCAAGATCAACTGTTACTCCAGTATCAAATGTAGTACCGAAAACTAGCATCCAAGTGGACGCTGAAATAAGAAAAGCGGCTGATTCGGGATACTATACACAAAGAGAAGACGATGCAAATACTCAAAGAGTTCTAAGAGAATTAGGTGGTCAATCAACAGAATCTAGATCATCATCTGGAAGTAAAACTAGAAGTTTCACAGGACCAGTTCAAGTTGAAGATAAAAAAGCAAATGCAATTTTAGAAAAACAACTTAAAACATCTAAAGTTGTCGCAAGAGAAACTGGTGTCGTTGCTAGGTCCACAACCCCTAGAGAAACTCGCAGACAAACTACGTTACTTGATCGTGCAAATCAAAGATTCTTAAATCAATTTCAAAATACAACTCAACGCTTATTAAGTAAAGCGATTTATGATACATTTGTTATTGGTGCGTATGGTAAAGAAGGTTCACGTAATCTTGTAACTAGACAACAGACACAAGGTGAAGTGTTCCGTGGGCAACAAGTAGCAAAGCTGATTAATCTGAACAAAGGAACTGAAAAAGTTCTTACGGGTGTATTCGGTAAGAAAATTGGTAAAGCATATGCGCCAATGGTCGCACAACTTGGTACTGCATATCTTGAGGCTGGCGCAACAAAAGTTGGCCGTGAATTGTTTAGTAGTATTCTTGGTAGTGATAAAAATTCAGACGCATTAACTGGACAAATTCTAGGTAACTTTGCAAGAGGCAATAAGCAAGCCGCTACAGAACAATTGCTATATGGGCTTACTGGTGTTGCTTCTGGACCTGAAACTATATTCGCTAAGTATGGATTTAATTCTAGTCAAGCAGGCGCAAACTTCTTAGGCGGTTATGGTGCCGCACAACTGACTGCACCTATTGCCGGAATGATGGGAGGCAATCAGCCAACATATCGTGGTCCTAATGGACAAGGAACATATGGTGCCGGTCAGGTTCCAATGATGCAACCCGCAACTCAGCAAGGTGCATATTATACGGGCTTCAATGCTAAAGGCAATCAACAAACCTTTGTAAATCCTGAACACATGAAGTTGGCGATTGAAGGTGACAAAGCGGCTCAGAAAGAATTGCCTCATATAGCAGACGGCACTTGGAAACAATTAGAGCAAGCAAAAGACGATTTAAAAGTAAAAACTGAACAATATCTAGAAGCAAAAGCAGGAACAGCGGAATTTGAAACTGCAAGAGCGGCTAGAGATCAAGCACAAGCACGTTTAACAGAAAGAACAAATGAACTTCTAGAAAAACGACCGACTGCTGTTGGTGGTGGCTCTAGTGCTGGCGGAACTTTCATGTCTAACATGGGGAATTTCGCATTTGATTTAGGCACATCACTTGTTGCAAGTAAGTTAACGCAAAACATTAAGAACCCATATATAAAAGCAATTGCTAATTTTGGTATTTCTTCAGCGGCCAGTTCATTTATAAAACCAATGATATTTGGTGCACCAGCGGCCGCTGGTGGGGCTGCGGCCGCCACACCTGCATTGTTTTCAATGGGTAATGCCGCAAAGTTGGGTCAAAGCCTGATGCCATCAAGTGCAGTAGGCTTTGCAGGTACAGCAGGAAATATATTAGCAAATTCAGGATACACAACTGCTGGTAACTTTATGACAGGTGTTCAATCTGGTCTAAATCTTGCAAGCGGCACGGCTGAAGGTGTTGGTTATGCCGCATCGGGTATGACTGGATCGTTAGCGACTGGAGAAGCTGTTGGAAAATTTATGGGCAATATGGCACCATATGCTCCGTATGCCGCTGCCGCAATTCAATTACTTAAAGGTGACGTTAAAGGTGCGGCAGTAACTGCGGCATTTACATATGCTGGAAAAGCTATCGGTAATTTTTTCTTCCCTGGCGTTGGTGGTATAGTTGGTGGTTTCATCGGCTCTATTGTTGGTGGTTTATTTGGAAAGAAGAAAAGCCGACCTCCACCAGTATCAATCTATAGAGTCATGGGAGTAGTTGCTAATGAGGTTAACGGCATTCAAACCACATTTACTAGTGGTGCGGCCGCTCCAGCTGAGTGGACTAAATTTGCTGACACTATATTGATGGCTCTATTCAATTCAGCAAAATTGATGCAACAAGTGTCAGGTAAACCTTTGCCATTTGACCATATTGGTATATATTTACATCAAGATAATGGAATTCAAATGTCTTTACATCAACCTGGTGAACCTTTAAACAATTCAAACACTAAATGGAATAAAAATTTTGGTCCATTGAGTTCATGGAAAGCAGGCACTGGTATTGTTGGTATGATTGAATTTATGCGTGACTGTCTCAAAGAAGGTAAGGACGCAATCACAACAGATAAACTAGATAAAGCAACAACAGAACTAAAATCTAAAAATATTTCAACAATTACTTCTGGTGTAATTAACGAATTAAAAGCTGGCGGACAATATGATTTGACTAAAGGTGTTGGCTATAACCGAGGCACAGCCGCTGTCGCCCGCACAGTAACGGCTAGAAATACTGCGGGTGCTACAACAGTTACAACTACGGCGGCAATCACATCGGGCGCCAAAGTTGACACATCAACCACTTTGACTTCTTCAGCAAAAAATACAACTTCGAATAATAATGCGCCGATTAATTCTGTTGTTACTGTTGGTGGAAAAACTGAGAATGATAATTCTATGAACGTTACTAATATTAATCAGATAAGTCCAATGGCAGATCAATGGAGACAACCTGCATTTAATACGGGTTATCAATTAGTCGCATAAAAAAGGGAAGCATTTTACTGCTTCCCCAAAGTCACAAAGGAGAGATTACGAAAGATTAGTCTTCAGCTAGTTTCTCAAAATAACTCAAATCTTCATCGTCATCAACTGAGTCTGCGATTGTAGTTTTCTTAGCTGGCGCTGTTTCGGGTTTAGCTGAAGCTGTAGTTGGTACATTAGGTTTAGTGGAGTAGAAATTCTCTCCAGCAGAACCATCGTCAAGTCCAAGCACTTTATTCAAACGTGCTTTCAATTCATCATAAGACTTAAAGTTCTTCTCACTCAAGAATTCAGACAAGCTAAACTCTTGCTTCCAGATACGTTCTAAGTCATCTTCATCGCCAGACAAAGGTGCTGGTGATTCAAACTCAGACTTATCATAGTTCTGATAACCTTCAACTTTACGAATCTTCAACTTGAAGTTCGCACCTTCCCAAAGGTCGAATGGGTTGACAGGAGTTTCATCTTCAAACTCAGGATTCATCAAGTCATTCAACTTGTCGAAAATCTTCTTACCGAATTTGAACAATTTAACTGTTCCGTCATTGTCAGGATTTGCAGGATCCTTAACAATATAAACGTTTGCGATATACTGCAACTTACGCTTTTGCTTACGTGCAATATCTTTGTTAGCATCAGAACCAGAGTTCCAAAGGATGCTATTGTGTTCAGATACAGGGTCTTTCTTGTTGAGTGTAGTCAACGAATTTTCAATGTACCATCCACCAGGACCTTGGAATGAATGATTGAAAACTTGAACCCAAGGTACATCTTCGCCTGCGGGTGCGGGAAGAAAACGGATCGTTGCGAAACCGTTACCTGCTTTGTCTACTGTGGGTTTCCAGAATCGGGTGTCTTCATAAGACTTCTTACCTTCTTCTTTGTTTGTGAGTTTGGAAACTGCGTCTGTGAGTTTTTCCAAATCTTTGGTGCGTGACTTTTTCAAATCTGCGAATGATGCTGATGCCATATTAGTATATTCCTCGTATGTTAAGTATTAAATGTATGTTTTGCTTGTCCACTTTTATCATAATCTACTATAGTATATAGTCTATCACAATTCTCTTTTCGTGTCAATAAGCGGCAAACCTTACTAGGTTTACGCATTACTGCCACTACGTCACCACTAGTTCTCTGAGTG